TACCAAGATGGTAAAGATACTTTTTGGGATTAGCTTGGTAAAGCACTAGAAATGACTTACGATCCGAGAGAATAGTATGACTATGTTAACTATCTTTTAAAATATGGGTCTTTAGATCCCACTGATACAAGTTCAGGACATTATACAGACGAATTTAAATTACCAGGACATCCAACTTTTAGTGATGAAAGTATTTATAGCAATTAGACTACTCCAGGTGGTCATTGGCATAATGATTATCATTATGAATTTAGCGATTATACTTTCAAGAATTCTGATGCCACATTAGATTATCTTAATAAGTATGGTCCAGATGTTGTAACTACTTATAAAGGAGGAGTTGTCCTACCTTCTATTACTGTGTATGGTAATAAAAAAGGTATTCGCATAAAACCACGACGTAAAAGCGTCGTAGAATAATACGATAATTATATATAATTATGAAGAGAAAACAATCAATTCCAAGTGGTTTTGAGGATATTTTGGGAGGTATCTATAGCAATGCCGAACAAGGAGGAGGAGTTACAGATATTGATTCTTTAACAGAAACTGATCCAATTCCGCCCACTCCACCTGTGGACAATGATAAAAACACAAAAGAACCGCCAGTAGAAACTGAGGACGGAAAAAATACGGACGACGATCCTAATGCTAAGGACGACGATAGTCCAATTCCTACAAATATTGTTGATCCAGAACCTACCGTAAATCCACCAGTAACAGATACTCCTAAAGATGGAGATCCTTCTGAAGAAGATTTGATCGAAGCACAACAAATAGGATTACTTTTTGATGCCGTTGGTCAATCTCTTGGATGGAATATGGCAGATATAAAAGAAGAAGATAGACCTCTTACCGTTGAGGATCTTACTCAGTATTTAAGTGATGTGGTAAAAGAAAATTCTGTACCACAATACGCAGATGATCGTATACAGCGATTAGATGAATACGTTAAAAACGGTGGCAAGTTTGAGGACTTCTATTCACGTCAACAAGAAACGTTGACATTGGATAACATTGATTTAGAGGATGAAACAAATCAAAAAGCAGTTATACGAGATCTCATGAAACGTAGTGGATATAGTGATGAGCAAATAAATAGAAAAATTTCTCGTTACGAAGATTCTGATATGCTTTATGAGGAATCTGAGGATGCTTTGGATAGATTAAAGCAAATTCGACAAAAAGAAATTGAAGATCAAGCTGCTGCTTAGTAGGAAGCTGCACGAATACAAGAAGAGCAATCAAAACTATTCTTTGATACAGTTAGTAACGATATAAACGCATTAACTGATATACGTGGTATAGCAATTCCTAAAGAAGATCGTAAGGCTTTGTTCGATTATATTTTCAAAGTAGATTCTGAAGGAAAGTCACAATATGCTAAAGATTTTGAAAAGAATCTATCAAAGAATCTTATAGAATCTGCATATTTTACGATGAAAGCAGACGCTTTAATATCTAATGCCGAAAAGAAAGGAGAGTCATCCGCTGCTGAAAAACTTAGAAAGATGCTTAGGCATACAAGTAAAAATCATACTACTTTTAATGCCGATGAAAAACAAAAGTCAGTTACAGATCTACTTGCCGGTTCGTTCTGACATTTAATTAAACATTTAAACATATATGAATAATAGTTTACTTAACAATCTACAGTTGTATCGTGGACGTCGTTTCTCGGATCTGGTAGATGAAAACATGATTTCTAATGCTTTGCTGACTAAGCCTCATGAAGTATCCGGTCTTCTGTCACTTGTATTTGGTACAAAAGACGACGGTGTTTCTACAGCTATTGATCTTATTACTGGCGGTCTTGGCAAAACGATGATTATTGATAATCGTGAATTTGAATGGTCTGTTATGATTGACAGCGATCATGCTGTTAATATTCGTTGGACTAAGTGGAACGGTAATGAAATCACTACTTCTAACTACTCTACTACTACAGCAGGTATAAATGGAACTCCTATTTATATCGCTCTTGAGGAGAGATGGTTTGGTCCTGGTGCAATTCTTTCATTTGACGATTATAAATTTCAGGTACGTGTAAGCGGTACTCCTTATCAGGATGGTAGTGCTTGGGTATATGAGTGTTATGTTGTAGATAGCTCTAACGCTGCATATATTCCTGGAGAATTCCTTCTTCCTGGTCGTCAGGTAAGCCGTATGGGTTCTGCTTATGAGGAGTATAGTGATGAGGCTGATATCATCAACTATCAGACTCCGTTTAAGATGCGTAACCAGTTGCAGACACTCCGTTTGTCTTATGACATTACAGGTGATGCTTATAGCACTGTATTGGCTATCGCTCTTAAAGATCCAGAGTCTGGTAAGACTTCTTATCTCTGGTCTGATTATCAATATTGGATTGCTCTTCGTGAGTGGAAGAAGCGTGAGGAGAAAGAACTTCTTTTCGCTAAATCCAATCGTCTTGCAGATGGTACATATAACATCAAGGGTTCAAACGGTCGTCCTGTTGCTAAGATGTCTGGTCTCTTCGAGCAGATTTCTCCGGCTAACGTACGTTACTATACAACTCTGACAGCTGAGCTTCTTGAAGATTATCTTTTCGATCTTTGTTATAATATTCTTGGTACTAATGAGCGCAAGTTTATTGCTCTTACTGGTGAGATGGGTATTCGCGAGTTCGATCGTATTCTTAAGGAGAAGGTAGCAGGATTCAATCTTATTGATACTGTATTTGTAACAGGTACTGGTCAGAATCTTACACTTGGTGGTCAATTTACTACTTATAAGATGACTAACGGAATTGAGCTTACACTTAAGCGTTGTGCTTTGTTTGATAATATGGAACTCTTCCGTCAGCTTCATCCTCTGACAGGTAAACCACTTATGTCTTATACATTCCTTTTCGTTGATATGGGTTCACGTGACGGTCAGGCTAATATTGTTAAAGTTTGTCGTAAAGGTCGTGAATTTGTTCAGTGGACAACTGGTGGTTCTGTAATTCCTAGCGGATACGGAAATAGCATTAATACGCTCCGTTCAAATAGCCGTGATGGTTATCAGGTTCACTTCTTGGGTGAAGAGGGTATCATGTTACGTAACCCACTGTCTTGCGGTATTCTTTACTGCGATGCTGAAGATACAGAAATCAGCAATGACGGTACTGCAATGATTGGTGCCTAATCAATAAAATAATATAATGTAATTAACGGGGTATTGTAAAATGCAGTACCCCTGTTAATACACAACATACTAATGTAAATTATGGTAGTTGAATTAAAAATTAAGAAAAAGCATCCCTGGGCCGGTTTAGTAAAGTATAAAGCTTGTTTTGATTATATAGCTCCTTATCTTACTCGTTCTGGGTCGATCTATACCGGGCTTACACCCGAAGAAGAAAAATATTATGAAAAAGCTTTAGGATACGAAGAAGGTCATCTTTCAAAGTCTAGTCCGTTTTGGACTACTTTCTGCGTAAAAGTTGGTTCTCGTGGAGTTATTCTAGATGATTCAATCCCTCGACAAGAAATGATTATTAAATTTCTTAGTAATCATAAACGAGTTGCTACTTCATTAGATAAGCTTACTGCTGGTAAAGATTATTTATTAATCAATCGTGAAGCAGAAGCAATAGAAGCAAATAAGATTAATAAAGTTCGTCGAGATGCAATTAAAGAATTTGACAAACTTAGTCTTGAACAGATGCGTAAGTGTTTGCGTTTATTTGGTGTAAAAGCTGATAGAATGTCTAACGAACTTGTTGAATCTACATTGTTTAATCTTGTTGATAAGCAACCTAAGAAGTTCTTTGAAAAATGGATTAATAATAAATCCAAAGAGACTGAATTCTTGCTTGAGGAAGCTATTGCTAAAGGTGTAATACGCAAAGATAAAACTCATTATTTCTACGGCAGTGATATGTTCGCTGATACACTAGAAGATGCAATTGCTTATTTGGATAATAAGAAGAACCAAGATCTTAAGCTTTCTATTATTAACGAAACACAAAATAAATAATTTGTGTTAATTTACATGAGATATGACGCATAAAGACATATATACTAAATTCATGATAGAATATGACAAGGCAAATGTTACTTCGTCATATCCATCGTTAACTGAATATGAAGTTGCTACAGTTCTTGATAAAGCTTACAATGCATTAATTGCTCAAAAAATAACTGGTAACAATACAAGACGTATTGGATTTGAAATGGATTTAAAATCCATTGAAGATCTTTCTCCGCTGATTAGGCAAAAACAAGAAGTTGTTTCATATAATACGAATATAGCTCCTAATGTTGTTGTGTCCAAATTGCCAGAAGATTGTTTATATTTTCTAGATGCTTATTTAAGATTCAATCTTAATGTAAATAAATACGAAACTAACGTAGAATTAGTACAAAAAGCTAATTGTGATTTTGAAATTACTAATTCAATGGCAATAGATGGAACGTTTGACGATCATGGAGAAATGATAGTAACTAGAGGTTTTTATTTAAATAAAGTAAACAATACTGAAAATATAGTTTTATATACATC